TTTATTTACATACCGTTGAGAATCAAAAACACAGGAGAAATTGCACAATTAGGGAACTAATTTTGGAATAAATAGGAGAAACAGATGGCAATATCAACTTTATCAAAATTTACAGTACCTTTAGCAAACGATCAAAGTAGTGGTTCACAAGGCCTACTAATGCCTAAACTACAATATCGTTTCAGAGCTATCCTAGAAAATTTTGGAGTATCAACACCAAGATCAGAATTAACCAAACAAGTAATCGATATTACAAGACCTAACTTAACTTTTGACAATGTAACACTAGATGTTTACAACTCAAAAGTGTATGTGGCAGGTAAACACACTTGGGATCCGATAACAATCACATTGAGAGATGATGTAAACAATTCAGTAACTAAACTGGTTGGCGAGCAAATTCAGAAACAATTTGATTTCTTCGAACAGTCAAGTGCGGCATCAGGAATTGATTACAAATTTACAACTAGAATTGAAATGCTAGACGGTGGTAACGGAGCAAGTACTCCAAATGTATTAGAAACATTTGAATTGTATGGCGCTTACGTTGAGAACGTAAACTACAACACACTAGCATACGCAACGTCAGATCCAGCTACGATCACAATGTCAATTAGATACGACAACGCAATCCAAACTCCGACAGGAACTGGAATTGGAACAGCAGTGGCTAGAACAATCGGTACTCTAAGTACTGGTGGTGGACAGTAAGAACAAGTTTAAGTTAGCAATTATAAAGTGGAAAAAGCGTCTTTATAGGCGCTTTTTTTGTGACTATAAATAACACTATGCCAAGCATTAACAACTTCTTAAAAGGTTTTCAAGACGGATTACCGGGTATGAAAGATTACCAACACGCATCTAGATTGTACATAGACGACAACTACAAGCTGATGCCAAAACAGAAGTTTCTATTCCATGTGGTATTTAAAACGGACGAAACACTATTCCAACAAGGTTTCAATCAAGGTGAGAGATACGATTTAAACATGTTGGTCAAGAGTGCCGACTTGCCAAAGTATGACATGAGCATGGAAGAGAAGGTACAGTACAATAAGAAGATGTACACAGCAACCAGAATAGCATATGAACCAGTGAACATAACATTCCACGATGACCACGCAGACACCGTGAATGCTTTTTGGAAGAAGTACTTTGAGTATAACATAGCAGATCCGATTGGTATGGATTCGGACCTTACAATATCAGATACAAAAGACGATTATTATCAAGCTGGAAAAAATAGGACAACAACAAAATTTGGATTAGACACTCCTAAACAGAGAAATAGACCTTATCTACAAGGTATAGAAATTTTTGTACTACACAAAAAAAGATTCACATCAATGACTTTAATTAATCCTGTGATAGGTTCTTTTTCTCATGACAACTTAGACCAAGCAGACGGTACCGGGATATTGCAGAATACAATGCAGATCCTATACGAGACAGTGATATACAAATCAGGCATCATCAATAGCTCTAGTGTGCCAGGATTTGCAACAATCAACTACGACAATTCACCTAGTCCGTTATCAGTGTTAGGTGGTGGAACAAACAGCATATTTGGTCCAGGTGGTGTGGTAGACGGCATAGGATCAGTCATGAGGAATGTTGAGTCTGGCAACATACTGGGTGCGATATTGGGTGCTTCTAACACATACAACAACGCAAAGAAAATTAAAAAGAAAGATGTCAAAGAAGAACTTAAAGGAATTGCAAAAGACGGTATCCTGGAAGTTGGCAAACAAGCAGGATCAATAACAAATCCAGTTTCACAATTTACAGTAGGTACGGCTGTGGCCGCAGGTCTTGTATTGGCGTCAGCGAGAGGTACGGCCGACAACAAGAATCAAGCCAACAATACAGTGATTACAAATCCAACACGAGACACAGTGAACTTTCTAACATCAGACGAAGCATTCAATCTTGTAACAAACGATAAAACAGTGCGAGACGAGATAGCCGCAGGGATCTACTTCAAGGACATAGGTTCACGTAAAAACTTATCTGTATCAGAGTCAGACATTGAGTATGCTGGAGCATCCGACAACGTAAAAAATGTTTATACAAGCAAGGCAGTTACTGATGTACGTAGGTTGTGTACAGAAGGCTATATAAAAATTGAAAGACAAACATTAGACGTTGAAATACAAATAGAGAAACTAGAAATATAATGGCCGAATTTTACACAAACCTACCACCAAAACAAAAAGACGATCTTGATAAAACAATAGAGAAACTGACCACTTCCAACTATGAGACAGAATATCAATTCAACGTTGGCGAGTACGACAGTACTGTGGCATTCTTTGTCAAAAGAAATTTTTCAAGATCCTCGGCAGAATCAACAGCATATGCTATTCTATCACAGGCTAAAATTGACAATATCAAACCACAACAGATCCTAGACCAGCTTACCTATGCCACACCAGCACTGCTATCCGAGTTGATCACGATTATATTAAATGCCAACAGATACAAGTCAAGTAGATTAGGTGTGAGACAAACACTGACAACTAAAGAAACAGTATCTAGAAACATCATAGACTAATGCTTCCTAGATTTGCAAGAGGAAAGTTCTCTCCCAAGAATAGAGAAAAATATGTTGGAACAAAGACTCCAACTTATAGATCTAGTTGGGAACACGCTTTTATGAGATTGTGCGACGAACATCCAAACGTCTACCAATGGGCAAGTGAGTCTATCAAGGTGCCTTATAGACATCCGTTCACAGGCAAATACACTGTGTATGTGCCAGACTTCTTCATAGTCTATCAAGACAAGGAAGGCAAGAAACATGCAGAGATGGTAGAAGTTAAACCTGCTAATCAAACAACCATGGAACGTGCTGGAAAAAGTCTAGCAAAAAAAAAACAGGTTGTAATAAACATGGCAAAGTGGGAGGCGGCAAGTGCCTACGCCAAACAAAGAAGTATCAAGTTTAGAGTAGTGTCAGAAGAACAGTTGTTCCACAACGGTAAACGTAAGTAAATACGAACATGACAAAAAAATTAGAAGATATATTAAATTTACCAAATGTTAAAGAAGCTTTTAAAGAAGTAGATAAAAAAGAAAAAGACAAAAAACTAAAAGATGCAGGACAAAATCCTAGCACAAAAAATCTAGATCCAAAGACACAAGAAAATTTACAGAAGAGCTATGCGGAGTTTGACAAGATCGCGGCATCTCTACCACAGGTAAAAGGACTGGGAGAACTGTCAGATCTAGAGATGGACAAGCTGGCAATAGAAGCAGAAGAGAGCTACAAGAATCTAATGGACCTAGGTATGAACGTGGACTCACGTTACTCAGGACGTATATTTGAAGTTGCAAGTAACTTCCTAAAAAATGCCATAGATGCAAAGAGCTCAAAGATAGACAAGAAGCTTAAAATGGTTGAACTACAGCTAAAGAAATTGAAACTGGACAAAGACGGTAACAAAGACGGTGGTCCAGTAGAGGAAAGCGACGGATTTGTAATATCTGACCGGAACGAATTAATGAAGAAACTACTTAAAAAAGACTAAATATTGCATATGAGCACGTTTAAAGACTACCTAACAGAAGCAGTAAAGTCATATGACTACAAAATAAAGATAGCTGGTGCATCTAAAGACATCGACAAGAATGCGTTAGAAACAGCACTACAAAAATTTGATCTTGCTAGTATGTCAGCAGGTAAGACTACACCAATCATGACACTACCACTTGATTTTCCTGCCTTAAGTAATGAGTCAGTGACGATATTTGACGTTAAAACGAATTATCCAGAGTCACCGAGAGTGATGCACGAATACCTTTCAGACTTACTAAGGATTCCAATGACACACATGGTTGTTAGAAAACCAGGTGAACCTACAGAAGAATATCAAGAAAAAATGCAAGTTAAATCCGAATACGCAAACAAACTGCACGACATAGAGTACAAGGACGCACCTAAAGTAAACTCAGAAGAACTTACAGGCGACACTTACAACATGGGACTATTAAAAGAATTAATGAAAAATAAAACAGATGTTGGTCTAGATAAAAAAGAAAAAACACAAGATACAGCACCAAACGAAGACGACAAGAAAGCAGGTTCACCAATACACACTGGACCAGGACCAGTAAAAGGCAACCCACATCCAGCAACACTACAAGGATTTAAACAGTAAGGAAAATAAGTTATGGAAATGATCGACGTATTACAGAAATTAAGAGAAATTGCAGAAACTAAACCGGAGTTGGTGAAAGACGCTGTCGACAATGTACAAAGAACTAATCCTACAGAAGCAATGAATCCAAAACAACAAGCGGCAATTGCCATTTCGAAAAAAGAAAAAATGGCAGAAGGTGGCATGAAAGATTACTTGCACGACGAAGCAGAGAAATTAACAAGAGCAGAATTTATTAAAAAACATGGTTCAAGTTTAGCCGGTTTTTGGGATTCGATAAATGGTAGCCAAGAAGCAACAGAGGGTAAACTACCAGCTGGCTTGAAAGCATATCAAGATAAAAAAGCAGGCAAAGAAGAAAAAGCTGATGAAAAAGAAACAGTAAAAGAAGCAGTACAGATTTCAACAGACTCACCACAAGAAGCATCCATGATGATGCAGATTTTAAAACTAGCAGGTGTACAACAAGTAGACCCATCAATGATGAGCCAAGAGCCAGAAGCAGGTGAAAATCCAGCACACGGTATGCCAGGACACGTTTGTGGAGACAGTGAAGACGATGCTATGGGTTCACAAGAAATGGGCAGAATGAGAGACATGATGACTGCACCCCAAGACGAAAAAGCGGCAGAAACATTCGCAAATGAACCTGACGAAAAAGTTCAGAATGTTGATTCATTGGTGAACAAACACTCAGGTGGATTAAACAGACAGAAAAGTTCTTTCTCAAGAGCAGAACCAGGTGACAATCCAATGACTGCAGAAGACAAGGTCACTGAAGAAGAGTTGGCAAACAGTCTCAGAACACAGTATGAAAATTTCAAAGAAGCATACCATAAAAAAGCAAAGATGGATGAAGCACCAAAACCTGACTTCTTAGACATGGACAAGGACGGCAACAAAAATGAACCTATGAAAAAGGCCGTCAAAGACAAAGAAAAGAAAGAAGCAAAGTAATACTTTTCTCCACTGTAAAACACCATTAAATACTACATCATGGCGTATGTATCATTAGACAGCGACCAAATTAAAAAGGCGCACAAGAAACACAAATACAGCAAGACTCAAGTAGAGCAACTTGAGAAATGTATGGATCCAAAAACAGGTCCTCTGTTCTTTATGAGGTCTTTTATGAAAATACAACATCCTGTAAAAGGTTCTATGCCATTTGAACCATATCCGTATCAAGAGAGATTAATTGAAAGTTACAATGATCATAGATTTTCAATAGCCATGCTACCTAGACAGACAGGTAAAACAACCTGTGCTTCAGGCTTCCTTATTTGGTATGCCATGTTTAGACCAGATTCACAGATACTAATTGCGGCACACAAATACGCAGGTGCATCAGACATCATGTCGAGGGTGCGTTATGCTTATGAGATGTTGCCCAGTTGGATCAAAGCAGGTGTTACACAGTACAACAGAAACAGTATAGAATTTGACAACGGTTCAAAGATATCAGCAACCACAACAACTGAAAACACAGGGCGGGGTATGTCACTTACACTTGTTTATTGTGATGAGTTTGCATTCGTGCAACCACCTGAGAAAGCCAGAGAGTTTTGGACATCGCTATCACCTACACTATCAACTGGTGGTAAGTGCATGATAACAAGCACACCTAACTCAGATGAAGATCAGTTTGCAATGATCTGGAAAGAAGCCAACAAAAGATTTGACGAATATGGCAATGATAAACAAGTAGGAACAAACGGTTTCTATGCCATGAAAGCACACTGGTCGGAACACCCAGACAGAGATCAAGTATGGGCAGATGCAGAGAAGGCCAGGATTGGTGAGGAAAGATTCAGAAGAGAACACGAGTGTGAATTCTTAATCTATGACGAAACATTGATCAACAGTATGCACCTAGCAGACCTAGAAGCTACTGCACCAATTGAAACTACAGGACAGGTACGTTGGTTCAAACGTCCAACACCAGGAATGACCTACATGGTTTCATTAGACCCTAGCATGGGAACAGGTGGTGACTATGCCGCAATACAAGTTTTTGAATTGCCTACATTTGAACAAGTAGGCGAATGGCATCACAACATGACACCCATGAATCAACAAGTAAGAATATTACAAGGTATCACTAAACATCTACACGACAGCATACTGGAGAAAGATGCTAGTGCCACTCCTCAAATATTTTATTCAATGGAGAACAACTCAATAGGCGAAGCGGCTCTATTAAGAGTCATGGACATAGGTGAGGAACACATACAGGGTATGTTTTTATCAGAACCTATACGTAAAGGACACAGACGTAAGTTTAGAAGAGGATTCAACACAACTGCTAAACATAAAATTGACGCTTGTACAAAATTTAAAGAGCTTATAGAAAACGACAAGATGAAGATACACTCACAGTTACTAATATCAGAACTGAAGGACTTTGTTGCAAGTGGTATGAGTTTCAAAGCCAAACCCGGACAGCACGATGACCTTGTTAGTTCTTGTTTGTTAATGACTCGTATGATGAAGGTATTAGCAGATTTTGACCCAAAAATATTTGAAAAATGGACAGATAGGCAAAGTGAGTTGGCACCAATGCCTATATTTGGATCGTTCTCAGGATAATAAATACACTGTATGAACCCTAAAAATTCACAAGATTTATTCAACAAAATAAGATCACAGTTCTCAAACATTAGATTGGGTGATGAGAATGGTGCCGCTACAGCCGATCCAATGAGTGCTGTATTCTTTGAATTTGATTTTGAAGAGGATGCAGATACATTTGGCTCAGTAAGTATATCGCTAGGCGATGGAGACAGAATGAAAGTTTACTACAACAGGGATTTGGTAAGCAAAATTGATGAGGATAGTAGAGACGAATGGTATGCTTTCCTGAAAGAACTTAAAGACTTTGCTGTTGAGCATCAAATGGGGTTTGATGTGCGTGATATTACAAAAAATAACCTAACGAAGCAGGATTATAATAATCTTGCAGATACGAACAAAACGGTAAATACTGATGAAATGTCAGAAGAACTAGCAAGAATAACAAAATTAGCAGGCGTCACTGAAGGCTTAACGGGCACCTCAAAACGTTCATACGAGAACCTAGAAAAAACAAAATTAATTATAAGACACAAAGGCAAAGTTGACGAAACTGTGCCAGGTGCAAGATCAAGACAGATACAATCATTGTACATCGAAAACGAAGACGGGGAGAGATTCAAATATCCAATGACTCATTTATCGGGTGCTAGAGCAATGATGAGACACGTGTCAAATGGTGGAAGACCACATGACGAGTTTGGACAACATATTGTATCAACATCAGAAGACATAGCAAAATTAAATTCATTCTCACGATATGTTACTAACAAAGATCAATTGAACGATAACGCAGGTGACATCATAGAACAGACTAAATTAAAACTTGAGAATCTAAGAGGTTACATGAAGAACCTTTCTAATCAAACACATTATGAAAACGCAAGTAAAGATTTCAAAACATCAGAAGAACAAGTATTAGACGATGAAACTGTTAACAAAATGAGAGAGAAATTTACAATGACTAATTTAGACAGCAGAGTTGAAGATGCACTACCAATTATAAACAGAATAATGAGTGAGTTGGAAGCACCTAAAGAAGAACAAGTAAACGAATTGGATCCTGGCGATGAACCAATTGATGCGCCTATACAGGCGCCAGTCGATCACGGTGCGGTCGTGCAAAGTTTCTTGAATGATCCTGATCAAAAATTAGTATTAAGGAAAGACGATTCTGCAGACAAGATGTTGAGAGTAACAAAATTCACAAACAAGAATACAATGTTAAGTTCTATACTATCAGACATAGCATCAAGACTATTGACCAAATCAGGCGAGGAAGATAGAGTGGCTAACTTTGCTTCTAGAGTTGCAGACGAAATGGAACAAGAAAATTCAGCAACGTTCAAAGCTACACCCGACTATATCAAGAACAAAAAAATTGCAGTGCAGTTGGCAAAGAGATACATCGACGACTACAAAAAAATGCAATCAGACCCAGAATACGGAAAAGAAGTGAGAATGGAGCCAGGCGAATTTGCACCTAAGAAAGATATCAAAGGTAAAGCAAAAGAGATGGAAGCATTTGAAGGTTGGGTAAGCAACGTTGGTGAAGCAACACAGAAACCTTACGTGTCAATGTACAAAGGAGAAGACGGAAAACAAGTTTACGATGTGCTAGACAAAGACGGGGAGTCAGCGTTCAAGACAGGTGACTACGATGCGGCAAGAGAATACCTATCACAAAACTATAACAAATTAAGAGAATATGCCACAGCACCAAGAGATGAAGAAGACAGAGAAGCTAAACTTAAAGCATTACAAGACTTGCAAATGGATCCAAAACTTAAAGATCCAGAATCAGTACAAGCAATGGTGCAACGTAAAAAAGAATTAATGAAAGAGCCAGTCACGGCAGAAGGCAATGAATTCGCAAACGCAGTTAGAAAAGCAAAAGCGGCAGGAATGAAGTCAGGAGATAAATTTAATGTTGGCGACAAAGAGTACACACTCAAAGATGCTATTGAGATGGCAGGATTACAACTTGAAGAATTTTTCTCAGCAGAAGACAACGAGCCAGACATGGTCATCAGAGATCCAGATGACGAAGCGGATGATAAAGATCAAGAAATAGCTAAAGACCAAGACGAAGCTGAGAAGATCAACACAGAGTTAGATCGAATCAAACAACTAGCTAATATTTAATAAACCTCCACATTACCAATAATAGTAGTAGACAACTGATAAATATAGTTGTATATTATGTACTATATGTCTGATATACATTTAGGCACAACAACAAACATAGGCACACAAGGAGGCTTACATTATGGCATCATTAGCTGAAATAAGAGCGAAGTTAAAATCTCAAGAAGTGAATCGCTCCACTTCCAACACAGGCGGAGACAACGCCATTTATCCACATTGGAATATAGCAGAAGGATCAGAAGTAGTAATTAGATTCTTACCCGATAAGGATACAAACAATACATTTTTCTGGACTGAAAGAAACATGATCAAATTACCTTTCGCAGGTATTAAAGGTCAGACTGATTCTAGACCAGTGCAGGTACAAGTACCGTGCATGGAGATGTATGGCAAAACTTGCCCAGTACTAACGGAAGTTAGACCATGGTTCAAAGACAAGAGCATGGAAGATATGGGCAGAAAATATTGGAAAAAGAAAAGTTACATTTTCCAAGGTTTTGTTACAACGAATCCATTAGCAGAAGATTCAACACCTGAGAATCCAATCAGAAGATTTATTATTGGACCTCAGATCTTTAACATCATTAGAGGAGCATTGATGGATCCAGAGATGGAAGAAATGCCTACTGATTATGTAAAAGGTGTTGACTTTAGGATCAATAAAACTACCAAAGGTGGTTATGCTGATTACTCAACATCAAAATGGTCAAGAAGAGAACGTGCATTAGACGAGGCGGAGAGAGCCGCGATCGAAACACATGGGTTACACAACCTAGGAGACTTCAGACCAAAAGAGCCAACAGAAGCAGAAGTTAAAATAATCGCAGAACTATTTGCGAAATCTGTAGAAGGTGAGGCTTACGATCTTGAAGCTTACGGACAGTACTTCAGACCAGCTGGGATGGCTTACCAAGGTAAACCACACGTCCATGTACCAACAGCATCTGCTCCGGCGGCAACACCAGTAACTGAAGCGGCACCGGTAAGTGCACCAGTGACTGCAACTGCACCACAACCTGAGGCGGCTCCGGCAACGGCGGCTCCAACGGGTGATAGTGCCAAGAGAGCAGAAGACATCTTGAAACTTATTAGATCAAGACAAGCAAAATAATCTGACATTTTACCAAGGCCCTGATATTGACGTTAGGGCCTAGGTATGCTAATATAGGATATACAAAGGATAAAATTATGACAAAAGTATTTGACGCAACAAAGTTTAGAAAGAGTATTACAAAATCGATCCAAGGATTAGGAATAGGATTTAGCGATCCCACAGATTGGATCAGCACAGGAAATTACGCATTGAACTATTTGATGACTGGAGATTTCAACAAAGGAATTCCATTAGGTAAGGTAACAGTACTTGCAGGAGAATCAGGAGCAGGCAAATCTTACATAGCATCAGGAAACATTATCAAGAATGCACAGGATCAAGGTATATTCGTTATACTGATTGATACAGAGAATGCACTGGATGAGAAATGGTTACAGGCATTGAAAGTTGATACATCAGAAGATAAACTTCTAAAATTAAGTATATCAATGATCGATGACGTAGCGAAAACTATTTCAGAATTCATGAAAGGTTACAAAGAAGCACACGCAGACGACAAAGAAGGTGCTCCAAAAGTATTATTTGTTATAGATAGTTTAGGTATGATGCTTACACCAACTGACGTTAATCAGTTTGAAGCGGGTGACATGAAAGGTGACCTAGGTAGAAAACCCAAG